AATCTTTACTAAGAATAATAATACTTCTTCTAATAAGTGTCCATATAAAAACTTAATAAAAACTGGAGCAGGTAAAGACTCAGTAGACTCATTCTCTGATTTTAAATCATACCATAACTGTCTAGTAGGTTTGCCGATGTTAGACATTCTTAACATGTCAGAACTTCTTGGCGAAGGATTAGCCCAATGATGTAGTACCTCTTTAATACTTTCTCCTAAAGCATCTATATCTTCAGGACTAGCATCAAGAGGCTTACCTTCTCCTAAAACAGAAAGCTTAGAATAAATATCCTCTACTAAGTTATCTAAATTTTTCATATTGTTTCAATTATATTCTTAGCATCTTGTTTGTTAATCTTAAACCATTCTCCTTTTTTCTGTTCAGAGTTTTTCTTTAATAGCTTGTGTGCTTTTTTCTCAGCATCTTTTCTATCATTAAAAAATCTACTGTAATGTAATTTATAATCTCTGAAAGGGCTAGAGGTTTGATATTGTTTGCATCTATCTTTAGCATCAATAGCCATGCCAACCTTTATCCAACCTTTCCAAGATGGATTACTTATAATATATATGTCTCCACTTTCTTCTTTGTTGTATAACATCCTAGCAATCTTACTGATAGCTTGTGGTTTCTTTATCTTACCAAAAACTAATTTAGTTAAGTTGCCTCCTTGCTGTAAATATCCTTCGATAGTTCTAAACTTTCTTTTATAAAAAACTAAACCATCTTCATTAAGATGATGATTGATACCTCTCTTTCTCCAAGTAGTTCCATCATACATTTTTCCATCTGCTCTGATGTCTCCGTTCTTAGGTTTTATGTTAATGTGTTTCACTCCAATTATCTCCTACTTTGTATTCACCGTCTAAAGGACAGCGAAGATTAAAATATTCTCCTGCTTCTATTATAGCTTCGACTGCACGAAGTCCTACAAAGTCTGCCTGAGACTCCCTCACTTCAACTTGCCATTCGTCATGTATATTCGCAACGAACTTATAGTCGATAGTATTTAATTTTAGTTTACTATCTAATAAAGATAGTGCTTTCTTCATAACGATAGCACCTGCTCCTTGTAATAAAGTATTTAAAGCAGCATGGTTATTTCTAATGTAAAGCTTTCTACCGTCTATACCCTTGAGGTACTTCTTAACTGCTGCTCTCTGAACTCTATCTCTAAGAGATTTAAATTCTGGTTTATTATCAAAGAAATATTGTCTAGCTCTTTTACCATCTGCTGTATTTCCTCCAACCACCTTACCAAGTTTTTCATCTCCTGCTCCGTACATGAGGGCATAGATGAAAGTCTTTGCCTTATCTCTTGATTTAAGTCCTGCAAGTTTTTGATTAGAGGTGTGTATGTCTCCGTTAATGATTTCATTTATAAACTCCTTATCATCCATGTAATGTGCTAACATTCTTATCTCAAGACCACTAGCATCAATACCAACTAATTTATTTCCTTCGTCAACAATCCAACAAGCACGACACTCCTTGCCGTATTCACTACTGATACTTGGAACTTGTGCCATGTTAGGATTTCTATGTGTCATCCTACCAGTAATTGTACCGTTAGGAATAACAAAGCCATGAACTCTACCATCATCTTGTAATGTTTCTAGCCAAGACTCTATCTGTGCAATTCTTTTTTGCAGTAATAAAAACCTAGCTATAAGGTTAGCCTCATGTATATGAGTTATCTCTGACAAAGTTTTTTCATCTACAATAGGCTGACCAGTAGGTGTAAATCTATCAGGCTTCCAACCAAAGTCAGTAAGATACTCACCAATCTGTTTACGGCTACCAAGATTAAACTCTTGTAAAGTCTGTCTCATAAATGGTCTGTAATCGGAAGTGTTTAAACACCTTTCATATTCATCATCAGTTAATCCTCTTTTAGAAAGAGTGCCATCCTTCTTAACATAAGGACTGACTAGCTTATCGTCAACCAAACGAGGCTGAAATGTTTTATGCACTTCGTCTTCAATAGATTGCATTTGTTCTCTGAGTTCTGCTAATAATAAGTTAGCATTCATTTCATCAAACTTAAATCCATTTACTTCTTGCTGTTTCATTATATCAGAAACAGAATGTTCTAAACAAACTGAGTCTTTAGAAAAGCCTCTTGCTTCTTTTTTAAGTTCTTTGTAAACTAAAGTGTTGAGTTGAACATCACGAACACAATAGTTCAACATGTCTGCTGAATAGTTTTTATAATCTTCAAACTCAATCTTTTTAAATCCTAATTTATACCCCCACTTTTCTAGTGAGTGTCCACCTTCACGAGTAGGGTTAAATAGTCTTGATAAAACTAAAGTATCAAGAAGTTCTTTCTTAGTTAAGTCTACATCAAAAAACTTTTTAATCATTGGTATATCAAAGCCAACAATGTTATGACCAATCAATCTATCTGCTGATTGTAAAAGTTTTACACCGTCATCAAGTTTACTAGGTGGAAACTTAAATATCTCATTTGTGTCTACGTCTTGAGCAACGATACACCAAACCTTAGTGGCTTTTAAATCGTCTGTCTCTATGTCAAATACTAAATCCATAATTAAAATCCATGTTCATCTTCGTCAACTTGAATATCAGATATGTCTACCTCTGATAGTCTACCACTATTAGAGTCATAAAGCAAGTGAGTTGCCATGCCGACATCGCCAGTGTATCTAGATTTAAGTACACGAACTTTTGTAGTACGAGACTCGTCTCCATCGTCAGACTGTTGATTTCTTTCTAATGCTAAGACACAATCAGATAGTTGAGCAATACTCTGTGAACCTCTCAAGTGAGATAGGTTTACTTCAATGCCGTTCTCGTGTCCTTTATTACCATCAACTCTTCTCAAGTGTGATACTAAAATTATACCTGCACCAGTTTCTTCAACGATACTTCTTAGTCTAGTCATTATATTATCAATAGCCCTACGTTCATCTCCTTCAGATACTGCTGATACTAACATGTGTAAGTGATCTACCACTACCCATTTACATCCACATGCTATGATCATAAATCTTAGCTTAGTAAATATCTCATCAATATCATTCGTGCCAAAGTGAGCATGAACCCAAACTCTGTTTTTATTCTCTCCGTCATACAAGACATCAAAGAATTTATCAAGTTGTTCTGGTGTAAACTTCTCTCGTTCTTGGTCTATGTATAGTCTAGCGTTAGCTTCAATAGAAATAATCCCATCAATAGTTCTTCGCCAGTCCTCCTCAAGAGCAATCACACCGACATTATCTTTGGTGCTTTTGATGAGCCAGTGTTCTAACTCTCTCGTGACGGAGGATTTACCAAGACCAGTTCCACCAGTAAGTGTGACTAATTCCCCTTGTCGTAATCCATACAACTTATCGTTCAATCCTTGCCAAGGATAAGGCACACTGTTTTTCTTTTCTCTAGTGTGGTACTTGTCTCTCTGTTCAGAAACATTTAAAACACCAGAAGGTGTATAGGTTTTAGCTGACCACCATGCTTCAACAAACTCTTTGTGCTTGTTGTTTCGGAGCATATCATTAGGGTCTTTAAAGCCATTAGGCAAGTTAAGTATCTTAGCTTTGCTAGGTTTAAACAGTCTAGCAACTTTTCTAGCTGCTTCCTTACCTGCCCTGTCATTATCAAATGCAATGATAACATTATCAAATCCTTCAAGAAATTCAAGACTATCTTTAACATCACGAACTGCACCTGCTGCACCTCGTTTAATAGAGACAACTGCCCACTTGCTACCTAGTAATTCATAGGCAGCCATAGCATCACACTCGCCTTCGGTTAAAGTTATATACTTGCCACTCTTGAAAAGTTGTTGTCCAAACAAACCGGTATCATCTAACGAACCATTCCAAAAGAATTGTTTATTAGGAACATTTCTTTCTTTGGTTGAAGCCAACTCATGTCCATTATAAAATGGATACATGTGCTTTACTACATTACCCTGTAAGTCATGGACAACTTTTACTCCATACTTCTGAGCAGTAGCTTGTGATATTTTTCTATCGGTCAGTGCTGAAAAAGAACCGACTGATAAATTATCAGGTTGTTTAAACGTATTATCTTTTTGTACTTCCATATTTTTTCCTTCGCAACTTTCTTTATAGTTAGGCATGAAGGTATCGCAACTAAAACATTTAGCTGACCCATCTTCATTAACACCAACTGCATCACTGCTATTACAGATAGGACACGGTTGGTGTACCTTATCCCAAGTGCTTGTCATATTAGCCCTCACTAATTATTATTTATCTTTAGTATCTTCTTCGATAACTTTTGTTTCAGATACTTCCTCTTTGGCAGGTTCAATCATAATTGCCTCATCACAGTCTTCTAAAATCTTTTCAAGATTAGCTCTATGTGTTGCACTTGCAAAGTTGATTGCCTCTAATAAAGTTTCAAGAGTTCCTACTTTGGTAATGATAACTCTAGCTTCGTTTTGTTTTGAAGCATCAGAAATTTCATTAACATTATAAACAACTTCTCCATCATCTTTTTTAATACTAATGTTCATATTAAAACTCCTCGTTGTCTGCTGATTGTTCAGCGTACTCAACTAACTCTACAACTTTAACTGCAATCAATTCAGCAAAAGTTCCATAGTCATTCTTGTAAGGTTTAATTTTAACCTTAACTTTAGAGCCATTACCAAGTGCAACATCTATAGGGTTGCCGTCATTATCAATTAGCTTTGGTGCTTCATTGATACGACCTGCAACTTCTACTTTTCTACTAAAAGAAAAAGCAGGTTTATCAAACTTAGGTTGCCCACTTCTATCTCTAACTTGAGAGATACCTTTTGCTTCTAAATCAGAAGCTGTACTGTCATCAGTCAAAACTGTAATGACATACTTATGAGGTTGAAACCTCGTGTTAGGTGTAGTGATGTGTGGATACATCGCCTCGCCTTCTACATACTCATACATATTTTTACTCCTATATATAAATTGTTTTAATTACTTTGCACATTATATCACAAGTAGATTTAAATTGCAAGTCTTTTTTCTTTTCGCTTTGCATTATTTTTTTGCCTAGTCATTTCGTTCTCTTCGGCAAACCACTCATTGATGATGTGTTCTTTTAAATCTTTAGTAGATAACCCAGTATCATTTTTAGTTATCCTTAAATGATTACTGCCAACTACTAAGGTAGCATAGTTATGATACTTCTCATCAGCTAAAGTAAACTGATAGTCTGGAGCATTGTAATACATGACACTGTTTAAACGCTCTGCATACATACCATAATCTATTTGTTGTTTTTGTTTTTTCATATTACCTCTGAAAATTATAGTGGCTAGTACCCCGAATTTAATCTAGGATTTACCTAGCCACTTGTCTTTTTGCAAGACATATCAACATGGTTAGGAAGGTTTTGTTGAGGGCTACCATGTCAATTAAAAGATGTCATTGAAAGTGACAATCTCATTACCATACAATGTCACGAAGTAGTTGCCATTAGTTTTAGAAACTTCATAACAAACTTTATGCTCGTACCATTCCTCGTAGTTATCATAAACATAATCTACAAACCTTTTGTACTCGTCTTCAGTGAC